TGGTTTTGAAGATTTGTTTTTTAACCCTAAATTTACTCAGCAATGGGAAGCCTCTAAGACCAGAGCTTACGGAGCGTTGCGTGATGTGGTGCAAACAGAAACCACGAAACAAGCGTTGAACGAAGCTAGAGTTTTAGTCCAGACAAGGCTTGAGCAATTATTGACGACTATCGGCCCCGGCGATTTTGATGCTCAGACTGTAAATTCACAATCCTACAAAAATATTCGGGACGAGCTTGTGGGGATGAATTACCCCCTTATCCGTTCTCAGATTGAAGGGTTGCTTCACGATGAGGTGGTGTCTAGTAATATGAACACTCTTGCTGACCCCGCAAGTAATCAAAACCAATGGCTAGAATCTCTTTCGAGAATTGAAGCATTGGATGAAAAAGGCTTTGGTGACAACGGGATGTCACTAAGCGAGATCGTTACCGGCAAAAAGTCACCAGAAAGCGAAGCATCAACAAGGGCTTTAAAAGCTTTTAACTTACGAATGGAAGGGCAAAGCAAACTTCTTGACTCCCAAGGTAAAAAAACTCAAGAGCAAGTTTACAGAGAATTAATGGTTTTAAGTGATGAAGAATTTGCGCTGGTCCCAAGAGGGTACATAGCTAGAAATGCCCCCGCAGGAAACATTAAAAGTCTTTTAGATCGCTGGGATAGAGTCAGGAAAAAAGATCCTACTAAATTAAATCCGGGTTTAAATGCTGAAAAAGAATGGGTTTATACAAAGATTAGTGGGTACAGAACCGAAATGGATTTATGGAATGACCTTAAATCTGACTCGGTACTTGGCCTTGAAGAAAACGAAGAACACGCTAAAGCAGTAATTCAAGCTTTTAAAACAATCGAAAAGGACCGAGAAGATAGGAATGAAGCTCAAGAATTAGCACAACGCCAACGAGATCGGGCTGATAGCATTACACCGGCGCAACTACTTAACCCAGATTTTGACGTTGTAGATGTTTTAAAACAAGAAGATGGGGGTAAAGGCATTTCGCCAAGAGATGAAGTGTATTTAAGGAGCTTTGCCAGTATTCTAAAAAAGAACAAAATTAAAAGAGAAACCATTCAACAAAATGCGGCATTTATAGAATTTCTTGAGCGTGGGGATCTGTTAAGAACTACCAAAATCCCTGACCTCAGAAAGCAAATGATAAACGCTAATCTTACAGATGGGCAAATAAAGGACGTATTGGCTCATAGAAAGGTTTTTGTAAATCAAAACAAGATTGATGTTCAGGCTGACAAAACACGAATGGAGGTAATAAAGAGGAGAGAAGGCCGAGATTCTTTTGGTTATATTAATTTAGTGTCGCCTGACTTTGGAGTTCAATTAGCTCAAGCGGCTATTACATACGGGCTTAAACAGGAAGACCTTAATTATTTAAAAGAAAAATCTAAAAGATTAAAGGAAATAGAAAAGAAACACAGGGATCACGGGGCATGGGTTAAGTTTACTGAAATGGTAGATGATCCATTTTTGTGGAAAATGAAAAACTCTAAGTTTCTTGAAGAAATAAAGCCTTTTAATAAGGACATGGTTAGTCAGATTAAGAGTATTCGTGACAAACAGATTACATCTAACACAAGTTCGGAACAACAACGTGCATCAGAATTAACAAGAGAATCGGCACAAAAAGAATGGGCTAGACTTAGCTTGTTTGAAAATAAGAAAAAACTTTTAAGTAAAGACCTTGCCAATCTTGACATTACTGACCCGCTACTGACAGACGAAGGGAGTCCCTTTCTAGACAAGCTCGTAGATTTAAAGCGCACATACGAAAAGACCGACAATGATGCTATTGGCAAAGCCAGAATGGAACGTGCAAAGCGCAGAATGTCAGAGCTTACTGAAGAAAGTGATGTATCAAAAAGGCTTTTGCTTTTAATTGATCTGACTCCTGAATGGGCGGCTCAAAATAATTTAACTAAGGATCAACTTGGAATTTTAGAAAGAAGACAAAAGCAAATCGAAATTGAATTTGATGCGGAGAATTTAAAAGAGCTACGAGAAGATACTTCTGGCAAAGAATTAATAAGAATACAAGAACTGCCAGACTCCGAGATACTTAAAATTGAGGTATCTAAAAACTCTTTGCTCACAACAAAGTCTGACCAACAAAAAGTTTTAGAACTGCAAAGAGCAATTACAACCAGAAATCAGCAGATTGAAGCGGAAGCGTTAAAAGAAACCAGATCCCATTGGCATACAACCTTTATGGATGAAAGCAACCGGGATTTATTGATGCTAACGGATGATGAAACTTTAGTGAAACTTTTAGGTGAAAACACTTCGGAACTTGCACAAGTAAGAGGTCTAAAAAGCCAAGAGCAATATATTCGCACATTACCTGAAACTGTTCGTGTGTTTGAAAGGAAAAAAAATAATTATTTAAGAGATCCAAATTTGGTTGATATAAAGATGGAAACCATACAAAGAGATTTCCCTGAAAATATTGCGGGTAATTCTGAAAGGCAACAAGCCGTTCTTGACGAACAAACTCGGCAGTTACAAGAGGTTAATAAAGAAAACCGGGCCGAGGAAAAATCGAAAATAGAAAAAGAGCCAGCTAGGTTGAGAATAGATTATGAAAAGCAGTTTACAGAAATAATGATAAATCCAAATTTAACCCGAAAGCAGATCATTACTCAGACTAATTTACTGCGAAACAAGGTTGATGATAGTAGTGATGAACTGGGAGACACCCATTTCCTCCCATTAAACGAAAAAATCAGAAACTTGTTAAACCAAATAAATAGTGAAGATCCACAATATTCAAAAGATTGGAGGCCACTTGTTTCTAAGATTTTTAATGACAGGGTTAAATATACTTTTGACGAGTACGTTTTTTATAACACGCAAGGAGGTGATTCAACTCTTACCAATAAATTGCGTGTAACACGCCAAAGGGCGGCTGATTCAGAGGTTTTACATAGACACATGATGGAGCAGTTTAGAGAAAATAGTGAGCAATGGAGCTTAGATGATGTCGAAAAATATTTATATGACTACCTTGGTCCGTTTGCTAAAGAAGTCGAAGAACGATTAACAACTATCACTGGCTTAGAAGGAAGTGCCACACCAATTTTAAATTTTGAGAGGCTTTCACCAAAAAACCAAATGGAGATAGATCGGCTTAATAACCCCTCATCCATAAGAGGGGCAAGACTATTATTAAGAGGACGGGAACCAGAACAACCCATCACTAATTAAACATGGATAGCTACTTAGAAGATTCTATTTCTGACGGAAGGTTTAACGAAGAAGAAGCTAGAGAGGTGCAAACTCAGCTAATCAAAACCGGGATGACACTTCCTGAAGTAGATGGGAATTACTCAGAATTTATTGACCGATTAGCCAAAGCAGACCAAAGAGAGCAGGATCAGAAAGCCGGTAAGTCTGATATGGAAATGTGGCTTGGTGGATTGGATGCAGGATGGAAAAGTCAGTTAGTCGGCGGGGCAATAGACGGAATGAATGAGCTTAGTACCTTTTTAAACGAGACACTTCAGTTTGGTGAAAGTTTTGATAAATCATGGCGAGCCGCAATTGCACTGCATTTTATGGGCTTTAAAGATCCCGAAATTTACCGGCGGCTTAAAATTGAAGGAAATATATTTGATACAATAGGCCGATTTTTAGAGGTAGCTCCTGAAGTTCAGCCAAGAAATATGCTGGGCAACCCAGTAGAACGCATGAATTTAGAACTAGACTTGCCCACAACTAAGCGTGAGGAAGGATTTGTCAATAATGCAGTCCGTGGGATGTCACAGTTTGTCACTGGTCAAGTAGCCGTAAATGCTTTAGGTGGACCGGTTGGTATGGGAGGTATGACATTTAAACGAGGTCTTACAGAAGGCGCAGTCACTTCCGCAACCGCATTCAACCCCGGAGATGGGAACCTTGCTGATTTTCTTCAGACACTAGGTATTGATAACGTGGTCGTTGACTATCTCAGCACCAGTGACAAGGAACAAGAATCAGAATTTGAAAAAAGAATAAAAAATGGAGTTATAGATGCCGGGTTTGGCATGGCAGTGCATTGGGTTATGGCTGGACTGAAAGGGATTAAGTCAGGCGTAATGCAATTTACTGATGAAGTTCTTATGCCAGCTTCCAAAGCATCCGGGCTGGATGATGAATCAGTTACGGCACTTAGTAGACCTAAAGCGGAAAAACCTGAAGGCCCCGTAATAGGGGAATCAGTTGAGGAAACAGTCGAGCGCACCACACAGCAAATTGACGAGGTTCGTCCTGAAACCTTAATCACCATAGATGATGAAGCCTTTGATGACTTCATTTATATGCGAGAAAACATTCCAGATGAGCAGTTGACTAGCGAAGCCGGGAACCCGGTTCCGTGGTGGGACAACTCCGATGAGTTGCGAAGGCAAGTCAGGCAGGACGGAGGGATTACTGTTCAATGGAATTATATTAATTCAACAGACGAAGCAAAGCAGGCGGCGACACAAATGGAAGTCGCCATTTATGAAAGATTACAGAAAGCCAGAGGTAAAAGCACATGGGCCGATGATGCCGAGATTGCAAAACGCCTGAATCTGATGCCTGAACAGATGCAGAAAATCCCCGGAAGACTGAAACAGATTCGGCATGAAATCTATGCAGGCAGATTACTTCAAGTCTCGGCCTTTGAAAGATTAGTTGATTTAGTAAATGCCTATGATGCTTCTCGTTCTGCCGTGGATCTTGATGCCATTTATAGGCACTTCACTATAACAAGTTCCATGACCGAGTGGCTCGCAGGGGCAAAATCCGAAGGTGGTCGCTTACTGCAATCCTTACAGATGCCCGTGCAATCAAGTTCCGCAGGAATGGCGAAGCTTCAAACTTACATCAATTCTTATGGTGGGCAGGAAGGGATAGATACTCTTATCAGCCTTGTTCGTGGGATCAACCGGGACCGCAAGCATGGACCGGCAGGCCGTTGGTTAGATGTATTAGATGCTTGGGGTCGTGAATTTATGAAAGGGTTGAACTGGACAAAAGAGCTAGTCGTGGACACCGCAATTATGGGCATGATTTCTTCTACGATTACTCTGGGAAGGAATATATTTGGTAATACTTATATGGTAGCAGACAAAATCTCTCGAACTGCTTTTAGTGAAGTTGTTTCGCCTGTTGTGGGTGGATCTACTGAAAAATATGAAACGGCTCACATGATATATGGGGCCTTAAAGGTGCTTCCTGACGCAGTGCTTCGATCCACGATTGCCATGATTACCGATAAGCCACAGTCTAAGCTTTTCAGGAGTGAGTTTTATAAATCAAGTCTTGAGGGAAATTTAAATGTAAGTGGGGATATGTTAATTTCGGACGGATTAAGATTTCTAAACAAGTCTATCTATCTGCCGGGGCGGGTGAACATGACACAAGACGAGTTCTTCCGTTCTTTAAATCTTGGGATGGAGCGTGAAAGGCTTGCACACCGCTATGCTCTAAGAGCTTCTAATGACGGCATTTTGCCGTATCGTCAGGCAAAGAATGATCTGCTCTCCAAGAACCCGGAGTCTCCGATGCGGATTCATTACCATGACATGAGCAAGAAAATGGCATCGGAAGCATCGGATCAAATCTTTGCAACTCCTGTCGGAACTAAGCCTTCATGGTTTAATGTCGGTGGTGGCAAACAGTTGTCAGTATGGTTGAACGAACTAAGAAATGAGCCTACCGGGATAGGCCGATTAATGTTCCCGTTTTATGGGACTGTCATCAATATTGACCGCAATGCTCTTGCCCGGATTCCGGGGGCCAATCTGCTTATAAAGGAATCAGTCGATAATATTCTAGGAAGAAGTGGAAGGGATGCCCAAATAGATGCAATCGGGAAGTTGTTTGTCGGAACCGGCATTGCGACTTATGCGTGGGAAATGATGGAAAGTGACGAAATGACTGCCGGTTTTCCCCCGCCATTGGAAGCAGACGACAACCCGATACAACATCCATATTTCATCCCTAGCAGAAAATATCTCCAAGATTCTTCATGGCGACCTTACGCTTTAGTTTCTGAAGAAGGATACCGATCTCTTAGGGGTTTGGACCCAGTTGCCATGATGATGCAGTTAGGGGCTGACTCTTGGGTAATGCACAAAATTCTCACTGATGGAAATTTAGGTGGAGGTTTATTTAGAACAGATAGTGAAGCAATTGCATCCACAGATGCGTGGCTTGAAATGCTTAAATATTTCACCATTGCCGCAGGGACAAAAATTGACGAAAGGCCATTCTTAAAAGGGTTGTCTGATACCTTGGCACTTTTTAGTGAAGACGATCTTAGGCACAAAGCCGTTCTTTCCAACCTTATTAGTTCGGTTAATCCTCTGAGTAGCTATTACGGCGCACTCCGGGCGGCATGGGCCAGATCAGAAGATGCCTATCAGAGAGATTCCAAAGCACATGATGCCATAGATCAAGCCGTGTTGAACTGGCAGAGAAGAAATCCTTGGCTTACTGATTTCACCGGGTCCGGTGGCTCCACTAAGTTAAACCCAAGAGTCAACTTTATGGGCGATCCCCAACTTATTTATGCCGTTACTCATTGGCTTGGAGAAAAGGAAAGTCGTGCGGCACAAGCATTTCTTAACATTGCTTCTGTATCTCCCATAGATAAAAACCCTCTTATGGAAAAGATTCGTGAGATTGGAGGGGTTAAAACAGATTTCCCATCTCGATGGGTTGCTATACAAGTGCCTGCTGAAGACGGGACAAAACGGGAGGATCTCACACAGGAACAACAATATGCTTGGGTTATGGAAGCCGCAAAGTTAAACAGGGCATCTTTTAAATCTATGTTTAAGAAAGATAAAGAAGGAAATTGGTCTTCACCTCAACTTGACGGACTCCCAGCAGAACAACAACGTGAGTTTATTGATGGGCTTCTTGGTAAAAATAGAATTATCTCAAGAGATATAGTCTTACGGACTCACCCATCTTGGGAACCTATTGTTGAACAATACCCGCAATTGATAAAAGAAAGAGCTTTAGGTGAAATCTCTGATAAGCGTCCTGCCAGTTACTACAAAACACAATACGAATGGCTGGAATCCAAAACTACAAAAGGAAGTAATACAAACCCTGTTTTAGAACAAATAAGCGAATAACATGGCCTTTTCCTACGTTGAATATACCACAAATTCTGGGGCTAATGGTGGCAAGGACTACACTTACAGTTTCGGCGCAGTAGATCACAACACCACGAACATCAAAGTGACCCTTGGAGGCACTTCGTTGACAGCAAGCCAGTACAGTGTTGTGCAAGGCACAGTGACTTTGACCACAGTTCCGGGTGCGGGATCGGCCCCGTTTGATGCGGCTCTTTCTACATCAAATATTCTTCGTTTATACCGGGAAACGAACCGAACTACTGCGGAAGTTGTCTTTTCGGCAAATGCCGTAATCCAAGACGAGGATCTTAACACGGCAACGGACCAAGGGCGTTTCCTTGCTTTGGAAGCCGTGGACCGGGCTAATGAGTCGATCACCATTGACACTGCGGATCTTACGCAATACGACATCGCCGTTTCGAGTGTTAATAAGCGCATTACCGGGGTTGCGGAACCATCAAATGATAATGACGTTGCCACTAAACTTACTGTTGCAAATGCGACACTAGGGACAGTCGTTGGCACAACTTTGACATCACCCGTTATCAATACAAGTGTTTCGGGTACTGCAATAGACACGGATCTTACTTCGACTTCTTCAAGCGATGACACTCTGGCTTCTGCAAAAGCAATCAAGACTTATGTTGATGCTCAGATCCAGACAGAAGACACGATTGCAGAATTAAACGATACAACGATCACTGGGACACCCGCAGATAATGAAGTTCTGGCCTATGACACCTCATCTTCAAAATGGATTAACCAGACTGCGACAGAAGCGGGGTTGGCGACAACAACTTACTCAGATACGGGTGATACAACAACAGAAGCAAATGCTTTATCAAACTCAATTGTGTTCAGCATCGCACTCGGATGACCTATGGCTAAATTTGTAGTTAGAAAACAGACGCTCAGTAACCACTCTGGAAGCGCAATAGATACTTTTGGGGATGCCACGACAAGAGTTGGGGGTTCTCTGACCAGCTTAACATCTCAAAAAGGCCATGTCCTTATCGGATGCAACGTGGCGAATATACACACTGCGACTGTCACAGTTGATGTTGCTTTGGTGGATGATGGTAGCCCTGACAAGGTTTATTACATTGCCAAAGGGGTTTCAATTCCGGTTGGAGGTAATGTGGAACTGGTGGATGGTAAGATCGTTATTGACCTAGACACTACTGAAGTTCATGCCATTTGTAGTGTGGATCAAAAGGCTGACATTATTGTTTCAATCTTGGAGAACGCATAATGAAAAGACAAGGAAACGGCTCACTCACTCAAGGTGATTTTACATCTGTAAAAACCGATGACAATGGTATTACTGGACACGTTAGTTCAACGCTAAGTGGGGTTTTAAGGAATCCTAAATCCATAAAAAGTTCAGTTACGATTTCGGCAGATGAAAACGTAGTCATGGCAGGGCCAGTGGAAATTTCTAGCACTGGAAGTTTAGTTGTGGAAGGAACGCTGGTGATCGTATGAGCAACATCGTAATCCCCGATGGTGGGAATATAGGATCTGCATCTGATACTGATGCTATTTCTATTGCTTCAAATGGTAAACCTACGTTTTCACAAGGGATAGCTAATAGTGGGACTATTGATGCAGGGACTATTGCTGATGCAGTAACTCAACCTGCTACTGATTATATTTGGGGTAAAGTACAGACCATTACCGCTAATACTTCTTACGAAATGATTAATTTGTCTGGGACTACTAATCCATACATTACATGGAGTGGATCTATAGCTTCATTTGGAGATGGAGGAGGAAGTATAGTAACAGGAACAACAGTACATGACTTAAAATTTAGGACAAAAGGTATTTATTGGATTGGATTTAGTCTTACTATGATTGGTTCTAATAGTGAAACCACAAGATACATATATGCAGTTATAAGAGGAAACGGTTCTGCCTCTGAAAATGGTACCGAACTGGCTTACGCTATGGACAACATACCCGACACAAATTCTGGGTCAACAGATTATGGAAATTGTATGTGTTTTTATACTGGATTGTTTAATGCAAATGATCAGATAAATTTTCAGGTTTATAATTCTGCTACAAATGCTGACCTACATAATTCATCACACATTTCAGTTTATAAAATCAAATCAGTTGCATAATGCCCACTAAACAAAAACAACATGAGTTCTGAAATAAAAACCAATACTATATCTGAAGTCACATCTGCTAATGGTGTTAGTATTGATGGACTAAACATAAAGGATTCTGCGGTTAATACTGGTGCTATTGGTTCTTCAGTAACAGGAAACTGGGGTTGGAAATTATTGCAGACAATTACGTTTGGAGGTTCTAATTCGACAGTAGATGTAGGATCATCGTCACTTTTAACAACTAGCTATTCAACATATAAAATAATTTTAGAAGATATTTTTTTAGCAAATGCCGTAAATCTAAGACTCCAATTTTATATAAATAGCTCTCTAGCTGATTCAACTGGTTACGATTATCTTTCACATGGTTATGATTCAGGTGGTACACATCGAATAGCAAACAGCCATAGTGAAGCCAATATGAGAATTAACACAATTGCTTATAATGGAGTTGCTGATGTTATTGGAATAAATGCTGAAATGACAGTAAATAAACCTACTGATACTAGATGGCATACAACTTATTGGACGGGTGGGTTCCATAATAGTAGCAATTATATAAACCGGTTTGTTGGTACGGGTGGACACGCTAGGAATCAAAATACTGGTGATAAAGGTGCTTTAACAGGATTTAAAATTTACACAAGTAATTCAAGTAATCCTTCGAGAGGAACGATAAGATTATATGGAGTTATAAATGCCTGAATATTTAAAAGTAAATAATGGTTTCCCTGTTGAATACAAAGAAGGAGATACTGATTACAGTATTGAAATAAAAGCACAAAGAAATTCAATGCTTGCAGAAACAGATGTTTATATGGTTGAAGATTTTCCTACTACTAAAAAAGCAGAATGGAAAGCATACAGAAAAGCATTAAGAGATATGGATTTTAGCGATTCTGACAATATAACTTGGCCCACTAAACCAGAATAATAATCATGCCTAGCGTAATACAAGCCGACCAATTAAAGTCAGCCGATGGTAATACCACTTACCTTAATTCAGGGACACTAAGTAACGTGACTTTTCCCGGCCCTCCGTCATCAGGGACGTTTAATGCTGGGCATATTATACAAATGACAACAAACACAAGCACAACACATGCTAATGGAAATGGAGC